AGCGGATTTTCTGGTCTGACTTAAAGGCACTGGTTGCGCCCGAATGGCGAGCGACCGAACCGAGCGAGAGCGAGTTGATTATTCGACTGGCAAACGGCGCAGAGATTCACGTCCTCGGACTCGATAAACCCGAGCGTATAGAGGGGGTCGGGTGGGACGGCGGTGTGCTTGACGAATACGCCAATATGAAACCGACGGTTTGGCAAGAGCATATCCGTCCGGCCTTGTCGGACCGCAACGGGTGGTGTGATTTTACGGGCGTTCCCGAGGGCCGGAACCATTACTACGATCTGGACCAATATGCGAAAGCTCAGATGCTCTCTCACGGGCCAGACAGTGAATGGGGGTCATATCATTGGGTGAGCGCGTTAGTCCTCCCAGAGGGCGAGATAGAAGCCGCACGGCGGCATATGGACGCGTTGACGTTCGCCCAAGAGTACGAAGCCAGTTTTGTAAATTTTCAAGGTCAAGCATATTACGCGTATTGCGAGGAGCATCTGCGAACCGATCTCCAATACAACCCGCGTGAGCCGCTGATTTTTTGTTTCGACTTCAACGTCTCGCCGGGGGTGGCGGTCGTCTGCCAAGAGTTACCCGATCCGGCAACAGGGGCCGATGTGACGGTCGTCATTGGCGAGGTGCATATACCGCGCAACAGCAACACCATCGCCGTCTGTGGACGACTCATAAACGATTGGGCGAACCACGAGGGAATTGTCTATATTTATGGGGACGCAACCGGCGGGGCGCGAGGGACTGCTAAGACTTCGGGTAGCGATTGGGATATAGTCCAGTCGGAGCTTGGGCAGTACTATGACGTATATATGCGCGTCCCGAGGGCGAACCCTTCGGAGCGTTCACGCGTCAACGCAGTCAACACGCGACTGGTTGATGGCGAGGGCGAGATTAACCTGTATGTTAACCCAGACGCGGCCCCGAACCTACACAAGGACCTTGAGGGGGTGCGCGTATTAGAGGGCGGCTCGGGCGAGATAGACAAACGCTTCGACCCGCGCCTGTCCCATGCGTCGGACGCGTTGGGTTATTATATTGTAGCGGAGCACCCGATAGACGCACCGGAAAAAATCTCCTCGTGGGATTTAGACGAGATATAGAGGCGCGGGACTTAGACGAGATATAGAGCCGATACGGTAAAGGGCAACAGATGAACTATTTTGATTTCGCACACGACGACGAGGCCGCAGATAGCGCAACGGTAGCAACCCCAAACACCGCGTATAAACGCATGGCGCGACGTTGGGCTTTGCCGCAGATACTTATGCAGGGAACGCTCGCCATGCGGGACGCGGGGCGGCAGTATCTGCCGCAGTATCCGAAGGAGTCGGATGACCGCTACCAGACGCGCCTCGCCAATTCGGTGCTTTATGACATGTACCGCGATATAGTGACGACCTACTCAGCGCGGCCCTTCTCGGCTCCGGTCCAGTTGGCCGAGGATGCGGATATTTTCTTTCAGATGCTCGCGCAAAACGTAGACTTGACCGGGCGCAACCTCACGACGTTTGCGAAAGAACGACTGCAAGACCTGCTCGTCTACGGCAAGACGCATATCCTCGTTGAATACCCGAACACAACCAAGTTGCAGGATATGCTCGGGCGCGAGTTAACATTGGCCGACGAGCAAGAGTTGCAACTTCGGCCTTATATGGTCGGTATCTCTCCTCCGTCGGTGATCAACTGGCAGGGCGAGCGCGTCGGAGGTGTTGAGCAACTGACGCGCTTACAGGTGCGCCACGTTGTCGATGTGCCATCCCAGACGAACCGATGGGCAACGCGTCCGGTGCATTACGTTGTCGTCTGGATGCCGGACATGATCGAATTGTGGGAACGGGTCTCGGGCGACGAGGAAGAGGAGCAGTGGGAACAGGTCGCCGAATACCCGAACACGCTCGGCAAGATTCCGCTTGTGACGGTCTACGCCAACCGCAAGGGGTTGCTTGAATGCGAACCGCCCCTTGAGGGCTTGGCGCATCTCAACGCCAAGCATTGGCGCAACCAGTCCGACCAAGACAACATAGAATCTGTGGCGCGTGTGCCTATGCTGTTCTTCCGTGGATTCAGTAAGGAGGATGTCGCATCGGTCGAGATTGGGCCGTATAAAGTGTTTGGCAATAAGGACCCGCAGAGCGATGTCGAGGTCATAGAGACCGACGGGTCAGCTGTCAAGGTTGGATCCGATGCGCTCCGGCAGTTAGAGGAACAAATGCAAAGCCTTGCACTGGCTCCGGTCGAGCGTAAGAGCGGCAACCCGACAGCCACGGAACTGGCGATAGAGGCAAGCCGCGAGATCAGCGACCTTGAGGCATACGTTATGTTATTAGAGGACGGACTACAGCAAGCCCTCGCACTGTCGGCAGAATGGGCCGGACGCAACTTAGACGCTCCGGCGGTCTCCATTAGTGAGGACTTAGGTTATAGTGCGGCGACGGGCCGCGAATTGGAAGAAATCCGCGAGGACTACAAGCTCGGCGTATTGGATCGCCGCACCTATCTGGCCGAGCGTAAGCGAAGGGGGCTATACCATGAGGCTGTCGATGTTGAAGAAATACTGGCGGGACTTGAAACAGAAAGCCCGTTTATGGTGGATGGAACTGCTTTCGTAGAGGAACCCGACACCGTTGAGGAGCCTGCTTGAACAAGCAAGTTGACATCCGTGACCTCGGCGAGTCGTTGACGCTCAACGAGGAGGTCATGGACCGCGTTATCCGTCATCAAGCATATCTGCAACAGTTGGGCGGGACAGAAGTCAAAAAGATCAACGCACTGCTTGACGACATGGAGCAAGATATCCTCGCGCAGTTAATTCGACGCTATGAGAAGATTGGGCAGTTGGGCGTTGACCCGGGCGTGGCGACGACGGCGCGAATGAAAAAGTTGTTTGGGTATCTACGCACAATAAACGAGCGACGGTTCCGGGAAGCCCGGCAAGGCTTGACTCCGCTACTGGCAGAACTTTCGCGGGATGAGGCCGACTGGGTGGCCGATCTAATTGACGAGGCCTCTCCGGTCGTCTTAGATACAACCATACCGTCAGCTGAGTTGTTGCGGTCTATCGCTATCAATACGCCGATAGAAGGTAATCCATTGACGGAGTGGTTTAGTAAACTACAACGCTCAACACAGGAGGAACTCGAACGCGCTATAAGACTGGGCGCGGCAGAGGGGCAGACGGTCGGGCAGATGGTGCAGAGGGTGCGCGGAACGAGGGCTAATAAATTTACTGACGGCATCCTCTACACGACGCGCCGCAAGGCCGAGGCCATCGTCCGAACCTCAATAAACAACGTCTCGAACGCGGCCCGGCAGGAGACCTTCGCCCAGAACGACGATATTATAAAGGGCATAAAATGGGTGGCGACATTAGACACGCGCACCTGCCCCGAGTGCGGAGGGCTTGACGGTAAAGTCTTTAAGCCCGGCACGGCGCACCGTCAGCCACCGGCTCACATAAATTGCCGGTGCACAATGACACCGGTCCTAAAAAGCTACCGCGAGTTGGGGCTTGATGTGGCTGACGCGCCGGTCGGTGCTCGCGCTTCAATGAACGGTGCAGTCCCGTCGGATGTCACTTACAATAAATGGCTCCGGCGACAACCTAAAGAGGTGCAAGACCAAATCCTCGGCCCGAGTCGAGCGGCCCTTTTTAGGGGAAACAAGATAAAAATAAATGAGTTCACTAATAACAACGGGAAGCTCTTAACACTCCCGCAACTGAAAGCCCTTGAAAAAAGAAAGAGGGCGTAGTAAAATAATACAGGCGCGAGTCGCCCGTATCACTTGAAACCCTGCCGAGTTGCAGGTATCTACCGAAGGGGATGCAATGCTTAAACCTATATATGAGTCTGCTGACGATATACCGGATAACGTAAAAGAATATTATGCGGAATCAGACGCGGGTGGTTATATTTTGTCAGTGTCCGACGAGAGCGGATACGCGTTGGAAAATGTGCAAGGGCTTAAATCCACGCTCGGCAAACTCAAAGACCGGGCGACTAAAGCAGAGGAAGGCCTTAAGCAGTTCTCTGCAATAGGGCGAAGCCCGCAAGAGTTGGCCGAGGCGTTGAGTCAACTGGAGTCAATGCAAATCACGCAAGGCGAGGAATCCGAGGCTATTTCTCGGATGAAGGCCGAGCTTGATGCAGTCAAACGATCCGCTCGCGAGAATGTCGAAAAGGCGACCGCGCCCATACAAAGCCTTGCCGACGCTCGTATGGAGCAGATCAAAGATTTATTAATTGACAGCCAGTTGCAAAACGCAATCATAGAGGCCGGAGGAAATCCGCGCCTTTTGATGCCAATACTCAAGAACGAGGTCCGCGCACGAACTGACGAAGAGGGGAAAGTTGTTGTGGAGATCGTTGACGGCGAAGGAACGCCGCGAATAAAGGGCCAAGACTTGACTCCCATGGGGTTTGCTGACCTCGTAGCAGAGCGCAGAAACGACCCAGACCTCGCGGTGGCATTCAAGGCCAATGGTCACTCTGGAGGTGGAACAACACCAGATAGCACGACTCAGCAGGGTGGTGCGCGGCGTGAACTAACGCCAGATGAGGTTTCATCAATGTCGTTAACTGAATACAGACAGGCACGAGAGCAGGGACTAATCCCCGCTTAATGCCTATAATAAAAAGAGGGATTTTTTAGCATGGCTAATACGTTTCTAACACCCAGTGTTATCGGTCGCGAGGCTCTGTTGATTCTTGAGAATGAACTGGTGGCGGCCAATCTATTCAACCGTGGATATGCTGACGAGTTTCGCGGCGCGAAGGTCGGCGACACAATCGCTGTACGTGGCCCCGCGAGTTTTACGGCTCAAGAGTTCACGACCACGACCACAACGCAAGACGCGACCGAATCGAGCCGCGACTTGACGCTTGAAAAGCATTTTGACGTAACGTTTGCCGTTACGTCAAAGCAGTGGACGCTCGACCTCGAAAACTTCCGCCAGCAGTTGCTTGAGCCTGCGGTTGTCGCTATCGCCCAGAGCATCGACAGCTATATCCTCGGTAAGGGTTCCCAGATTCCCAACTTTGTTGGGACTGCCGGAGACCCGCCCGACTCACTAGCCGACATGGTTGGCGTTGTCAAGAAGCTCGACGACCTCAAGGTGCCGACGCGTGGCCGTATGTGTATACTCGACAGCCAAGCGAAAGCGGATATGCTCGGCAACGTCACGCAGGTCTTACAGGCCGATCAGCGCGGCGACGATGGGTCTGCGCTCCGTGAGGCGAGCATGGGCCGTATTCTGGGCATGGATTACTACATGGACCAGAACATCGCCACGCACGACACCAACGGACCGACGGGCTACTTGATTAATAATGGTGCCGGTTTTGCCGCAGGTGCAACGACCTTGACTGTTGACACGGGTAGCAATACGATCGTTGCCGGTGATGTCTTTACGGTTGCGGGTGACAGCAAGCAGCACGTTGTCCTTTCGACCAACGGCTCAACCTCCATTACGATTGAGGAAACCGGTTTAGGTGCCGCTGTTGCTGACAACGCCGCTCTGACGTTTGAGACGACCGACCACCAGATCAACATCGCCGGACACCCCAACGGGCTGTCTTACGCGGTTGTGCCTCTGGAACTACCCTCGGGCGCGGCTCGCGCTGAGTATATTGCCGACCGTGGCTTGGGTCTGCGTATCGTCTTTGACTATGACGGTTCGACCAAGACCGACACGATCAGTATTGACGTACTCTGTGGCGCAAAGGTTATACAGGGCGACCTGTTGACCCGCGTGTTGGGCTAATCTCTCGGATTGGGCCAATTTTATCAGTGAGGGGCAGGGGGCGACTTCTGCCCCTCACTAAAAATTAGGGGCAATGATGGAAACTAAAGAACTATATAAGGGTGACGAGACGGTGGTTGTTGATGCCGGATCGGATGCGGAAAAATACTGGAAAGGTGAAGGCTACGGCGAAGAAAAAGCCAAGCCAAAAAAGCGCGTTTCACTCCGCGGCAAAAAGTCGGAAAGCAAAGCGGACGAGGATAAATAAATGGCTCTTATTGTAGAGGACGGTTCTGTCGTCCCCAATGCCGACAGCTATATCTCGGTGGCCGACGCTACAACGTATTTTGAGAACCACAGCGACCCTCAACTCTGGCCGAACTCGCAACTTGATGTCAAAGAGGGTGCGCTTCGTTATGCGACAACGACCCTTGACGGGATGTTTAAGTGGACGGGCGAGGTATTCAGCCTAACGCAGTCGCTAAGTTGGCCGCGGTCAGATGCGACCGACAACGAGGACCGCACAATAGCGACCAACTCCGTGCCGGAGCGCGTCCGACAAGCGACCTGTGAGCTTGCCCTACTACATATCAGCAAGCCCCTTAACGAGAATTACGACAGGGGCGGCGATACTAAAATGGAGCAGGTCGGCCCCGTGCGCGTTGAATATTTCTCCGGTGCCTCTGTAGAACCCTATTTGCCCATTCTGATGCGTATCCTCGGCGGTCTGGGAACATGGCGCGGCGCGATGACGGGCGACTTAGACAGGGCTTAGGGGCGACCAAATGAACGAAGCGGCAAAGGCTGACATGGCCCTAAGACTTATCAAGAACCTCGGCACGACGTACGACATAAACAGAGACACGCAGACTCCCGTCTCAGCTACGCCGTGGAAGGTGCAGTCAACCGCAACGACGAACCAAAGCGTTTACGGCATCCTCGACGACTTCACGCACTCGCAGAGGGATGGCGTAGTTGTCAAAGACTCAGACCGGCAATATATCATAGCGGCGAAAGGTGACAACGGCGACTTTACGCCGGAGCCGGGTGATGAGTTCGTAGACGATTCTAAAAAATTAGAGGTGATCGCCGTCAAGACGGTAAGAGCCGGAGCAACAGACGTAATACATTACTTGCACACACGGGCCTAATGTCGAACGAGCGCAATATTAAGGTTTTCAGCGTTGCCCTTGATAACGCTTTAGAAGCGGCACAAGAGAACGCCAACCAAGTCAAGCGCACGGTGGCCCTTGACCTGCTCTCGCGCATTGTAGACCGCACTCCGGTCGATACAGGGCGAGCAAGGGCCAACTGGCAGGTTTCTCTTTCATCGCCCCGGCTTGGTGAAACCTCATACGCCAACACCGACAAAATACCGCAAGGGAGGCAGGAGTCAGCCGTTGCCGGTCGTGCTAAGGCTAAAGGGGCGGCGATACTAAGAAACGCCCAAGAGGGGCAAGATATTTGGATCACTAACAATTTGCCCTATATCAATCGCCTTGAGACAGGCACATGGAGCAACCAAGCCCCGCAAGGTATGGTTGCTATATCTATTGCAGAGGTTCAGCAAGCCATAACACTAAGGCGTGACTTATGAGTTTCTCCGACACCTATGACACGATCTTGACCCGCTTCAAGGGTCAAATGGATACGCTCCGGCCTTTGGTGCCGATAGCGTGGCCGAATATGCCGTTCGACCCATTAGACGACTTTAACCCTGCAACCCATCAAGGATGGGCGCGTATTGGGGTGCAGGGGGGCGAACAGCTACAAGCATCTATCGGCGGGACGAGTAACCGACGATGGAGACAGGTTGGCAATATATTGGTGCAGGTATTTACGCCAACCGATGAGGGCGCAAATACTGCTCTGGCAATAGCCGACGACGTTGGCACGGCCCTGCGCGGTATAACAATAAGTGGCGTTGTTTTTAAAGCGTCAAGCGTTGTCCCTGTTGGGCGCGAGGGAGACGACCCGTATTATCAAGTGAACATTAACACGCCGTTCAGATACGACCTAATGGCGTAATAATAGAGGATAAAATAATGGCAGATAGTAACCAGATACAGGTCTCCTATACGCGAGAGTCTACTTGGGGGACAACGCCATCCAACGACTTCGAGGCCTTCCCGATTACGGGCGGCGCGATGGCGTACGGCGTAGAGACAGTACGTTCGCAGACGGTGCGCTCGGACGCACAACTTGCCGACAGTAAGCGCGTCGGCATCTCGCCGACAGCAAACTACGATTTCGAACTGGCCGCGCAGACGTACGACGATTTTATGCGCTCGGCTGTTCGCTCGGACGCAGATTGGTCAACGAGCGCGTCGGTCTCTGCGGCAACAGATATTGCCGCAGTCAATTCCGGCAATGTGTTTACCTCGTCGTCTACCGACTTTACCGCATCTAACATTGCCAAAGGTCAGTGGATTTACGTCAGTGGATTCACGACCGCAGGGAACAATGGTTGGTTTAAGGTCTCCACTATTGCCGCTAATACCTTGGGCGTTACTGGCGCGACCTTGACCGATGAGTCGGCAGGGGATTCCATCACGATGGAAGGGTCTTATGTTTGGTCGGGTAGCACGGAACACAGCTACTCCTTGCAACAGCAATACCAAGACTTGACCGATCGTTACCACCTTATGACGGGTGCGCGGCTCAACGCCTTCTCACTCAATCAAACGCCCGGCGGGATTATAACCGCCTCAATAGCGTTCGACGGCAAGGACCGCGCACAGGCATCCTCAAAGGCCGGTAGCGGGACCGTCAACGCGGCGGCTTCTGAAGATGTGGCGAGCGAGGTTGACGGTTTCGGTGCGCTCTGGATCGGCGGCACGGCAGTCTCTTACGATGTCATGGAGTTGTCGCTAAATGTTTCGATTCCGAACCGTCCCGCCAAAGGCTTGGGATCGCTTGAGCGGACGCGTATGCCGCAGGGTAGTCCCGAGGTCACCGGTTCCTTCTCGGTCTATCT